ACTATCATTCTCGTTTGCTCCCACCTATCTTGCATTAGTTGCTCCTGATAAGCGTTAAAGCCGATTAACTGATTGTTAAAGGTTCGTGGGGTCGAGTCATAAAGTTCATCACAACCCAACCCCATTCTGCCTAATCCTATCTGTTCGAGTCTGTCCCAATCAATTTCTCCCGATTCTTCATCGACCTCCTCTCCCTCAACTACTTTCCCTCGCTTTGAGGTTGGTCAAGTTGGAAAGCCTCGAATATCTCGTTGATTTTAGTGAACTCCTCGTTATCAAGCCATTCTTCAATATCAGCTACTTTGTACTTAAATGGTTCGCCAATCTTCTTAGCTCCTGCCTTTAGCCCATAGAAAGCGATGATACCGATGTGGTCTATCTCCGATCCTAACTGATTCATTTCGCTTAACTTTAATCCGCACTTATTACAAATGTCTTTTAAAGCTAAATAACTAAACCTGATTGGTCGTTCTTGACCGCCTATTTCTACCTTTTTCATTTTGTTTTACCTTTTCGTTTTTAATTTATTAGTGTTTAAGAGAATACCTCTTTTAGAGACATAAAATCAAAAGTAACATCACCTGAAGTTCCCTTTCTTATTAATTCAAGGTAAGTAACTCCTCCCGTTGGTATAGTGAATCTTATTTTATGAGAACCTACTGATAATGGAACTTCCCTATTAGTAGATGATGATAAGGTTAAATCAATCGCTGTGCTTGCGTTTGTTAGTGCAGATACGTTATAATTTAACTCATAAGTTTTACCTACTTCCATTACGTCTAAAACTGCTGAATTTGCATAAGTCTGCAAAGCAGTAGACGAACTATTACTCCATTTAACCTTAGCTAAACCTGATGTAATTGTACTTAAAGCTGTAGTGTTAGAATTAAACATTCTCCAATAAGGGTCTATAAAGTAATTTGTTCCACCACCACCAGATGCAGCAGAAGTTATAGTACCATCAAAATAAGGGTCTCCTAACAACTCGTGACCTAAACCATTAACAAATAACTCCGAAGTACCTGTGAACGAAGCAGAATAAGTTGCATTCTCCTCGACTCCTGCGTCTATAGATACACTATTTACAAACGCTTTACCTTGGTAACAATCTACCTCAGTCGGGTTTTGATAATCCGAAGCGGATGTACCAGTTTCGATTTGCCACGAAGCGGTTATGATTTCGTCAGATGTGGTTTGTCCTGTAGTATTATCGCTAGGATATAGACTTGTGATTATGTTATCTAAATCAGTTCCCGATATAGTATCATAAGTAACGTAAACTCTAGTCCATTCTGATGTGCTTAAATTATCTATATGTATAAATTCTGCTGATTTACTTACCGTTGCTTGATAACCTGTAATCCCGTAACTTATTGGAGTTAAATTAACTCCCGAACCTGAAGATGGGTATTTACCTGTTTTAAAAACAGCACTTGTATTGTTAGATATCCCTTTAAGGTAAGCAGATATTGCTATTTTTTTCCCTTCAACAAATTGAATTGGTGTTTTGTAATATATTGTTCTATAATCCCCCGCCGAAGAAACTTTAACTTTTGCTGCTGTAAATTGACCAAACGGGTCTTCAAGATGCTTAGTAAGGGTAATATTTGTGGTAGCCCACTCAGTAGAACCATAAACCTCCTCAGTAGTCACTAAGTTGCGAACTCTATCAGAAAACTTAACATCTACTGAATCGCCTTCAGTTAAGTCGTTTATAGCCGACTCGACTCCTACTGCGTTGTTTACATCCCATAGAGCGTCTGTACTCATCTCAAATGAACCTAACCCTTTTGCGTTCTCTTGCCATCCTTGAGAATCTTTCGTAGTAATATCACGTAAATCAGTACTCATACTAATAGAAGCGGATGTACTATAAGCGATTGGTTGATATACTAAAGATTGACCTGATTGAAGCACATCTATTACGATTGCACCCTTTTTGAACTCGGCTGTAACCTCTTCTATCTCTAGTGTAGGTACAGGACCATCTGCTCCGTTTGTTAAATCAACATACTTCCAAACACCATCTGTACCTATAGAATCTGCTGTATAATCAAAGTTTGCAGCACTAATTAATTGGTCTCGTATAGACCCTACAATATGAGTACCAGTATTTGCGGTAAATTGGTCTATTCGACCATCAGTAATATCACCCGCTGCGTCTGTAATGTTATTAATTTTAATCTCATCACCCGATGTAAAATCCTTTAAAGGAGTTGATGACTTAACCTTAATCCTAGTTATCTGCGGTTGAGCAGGGGTAGTTTTCTTGTAGACTAATAAATCCGATGCGTTTTTAATTGCCATAATATAATGGATTTAAAAGTTAATACTATCCTTGAGTTAATACACCTGTTCCTGTTAATGAAACTGAGTAAGTTGCGTTTTCTTCTACACCTGCATCCATACTTAAAGAAGTCATAAAAGCGTTACCTACGTAGTAAGTAGTGCCATCAGAGAACTTTACAGTAACCTCTGGATTGTCAGCTATCATTTGAGTGAACAACTCTTTTACGTTCTTGGTATTTGAGTCTGCGTTTGCAAATTCAACAAATCCATCTCCTGAAAGCTCCCAAGATTTAAGACCTGCTAATGATTCAGACCATCCTGCACTTGACTTGTTAGTAGAGTCTCTTAAATCTCTAGAAACAGACAAAGAAGCTGAAGTAGCAAATAAAAGTTTGTCTACTACCGATCCGTGTGCAGTACTTGCTGTGTTGTTTATAGAAATAACAACATCTGTTGCGTTTAAAATTGCCATTTTATTTTAGTTTTTAATTATTAAACAATTGAAAGTTAAGTTTTTGTAGAATTTTTCGGGTTGCTTATAATACTCGTCATCTAGATTCATAAACCTAAACTTAGCAGTATAGGATTGTCCATCCTCGCTATAAGTTACCTGATACAAGTCTAAAGCCTCTACAACTGCCTTAGCTTGGTTATATGTTGTTCCATACCCATCTGCAAAACAAGATATGTTTACTGATACATCACAAGACGCTAACGAACTACCCTTAGACATAAAGTTAGATACATTTGCTATCTCGTAAGTCGTTGCAGGGTAGCCTGTCCCTTGTGGTATTATCACAGGGAATACTTTTCCTTTTGTTATCTCCTTTACAGATACAGCTGTTAAAAGACCAAACGAATCAGTAGCGGTACTTTCGTTTATGAAAGTGAGAAAATAACTTGTCGTAGAAGTCGCTGTAAAAGTGAAACTAACCGTTCCAGTACCTGCTGAGTAAGACTCTCCTTGTCGTATATTATCTCTATTCAATACCGATGTACCAATGTCTACTTTTGTTTGATAAGAGGAGTTGTATGAGTATTGGCAAAAATATGTCTTTCCTTCTTGCACAGATAAAATTGTACCTGCATTAGCCTCATATCCACTACCACCTGTTTTCACTTTTAAGGTGTTGTCTACGGCTGTTAGGTCTATAGGAGCTGCGGGTGGGTAGTAAAACCAACCCGTAACATTATCCCAAGTATTGTTAGATATAAGCTCAGAACCAAAAGTTACACCGTTTGCGTCAACAAAATCGGAGTTACTATTTAATCTGTCAGTTATTTTTTGTCCTATTACTGCAAACATCTAAAATCCTGCTTTTTTAATCATTTTATCTATCAACTTACCTAAGTCTTTCTGAGCCTTTGCTGATACTTGGTTTCCCATAGAGTCTGCTGTTTCTTTAAATACATCATTGTATTTAACGAACTCTCCTGCCCTATTTTTATACCCTTTTATTTGCATTGCGGCAAGGTTTTTACTTGTCTTGCCTTCCCAATAGTGAGGGTTTACTTTTCTTAATCTTGGTCCAACGTACAACCCAGGTTGCCTTGACCTTCTAGCGGTAATAATCCCAATCGTATCTGCCGTTCTCATCCCGTTTCTATAACTCTTGGATGATGGATCGTATCTTCGACCAGGGTTTTTACTTTTAAATTGGTTCTTATAAGCCCTACTAACACCTTTTGAAAGCATATTAGCAGCAGGTCTAAGAGCCTTGTTTATTTCGGTTCGAGATTGTTTAGCGGTTAATCCTAACTTTTTAAGCCTTTTTTGAACTTCTTGGATTCCCTTTACCTCTATCCGAAAGTTTTGTTTCTTTTTTGGTTTAGCCATACTAGATAGGTGATTGTGTTGGCAAGTCTTGTTTAACGAATATCTCGATAAACTCTTTACGAGGGTCTATAACAAAACCTAGAATCTCATAAATATCACTTGTTTCAACTTCTTCAACAATCCAGTTTGACTTAATATTTTTAGTTTCGCTTGAGTATCTTATAGTGTAAACAAATCTACCATAAGATTGAAGCTCCTCGCCCTCAAACTTCTCCTCGATGTCTCTAAGGGTCTTTACGTTCTTATTAGCCCAAACAGTAGTTAGAACAGAATAAGTGCTTGTAACCCCTCCAAAATCATCTTGTGCAGTAGTTAACGACTTTAACTTAATCCTTTGGTTAAAATCTCCTGCCTTTATTTTACTAATAAATGCCATATCTTAATGATAGCATTTGTAAGGTTGTAATAGTATCTCAGAAGCCATAGGAAACTTACGCTTTCTATCTTCTCTGAAATAATACATATCGCTTACGATTAACTTAATCGCTTGTTTAACAGCTTGTGGTACGTCTGCTACTGCTCCAAATCCTGTCTTGAAATGAAACCAAAATACATTAGCAGCATTATCCTTTAAGGTTGGGCTTGTAAACGCACTACTCAAATATACTATAGATGGATTTGAATAAGCATCTATATAAGCATCGTCTGAGTGCTGTGTAGTTCCGTTAGCATCAATATAGTAAACAGGGTGGTGGTCATTTTCCCCTGTCTGTACAAATAAAGTACAATCAGGAAAGATTAATGAAGCCTCTTGAACCACGTTGTTAAAGTACAACTTGTACTCGTGAGTAATAAAATGTCTACCACAATAATTCTCTGCCATCTCAGTAGCAGCATCTATATATAGACC